GTGACGATGGCATGGCTCACGGTGTCGGACTTCGGGCCGCGCCTGATGGTGAGGACATCGATCTGGCTGTCGTCGCGCCAGATGCCAACGTGGGTAAAAGAATCGCAGATCGCCTTGGCGTGATTGTCGACATCCCAGCGCCGTTTGTCGTTTCTCCGCAGGACGATCTCGACCTCCACCGGACCGTGGAACTTCACCTTGTGCGGGCAGAGCGCGAACACCAGAGCCACGGAGCTCCTGAACGCCCGTCCGTCTTCGCTGATGATCTGGCTGGCGTACTTGCCGCGGATGATTGACCGCCAGTATCCGTTGATCGACGGCGGCCAGCGCAAGGTGACGGTGATGGATTTCGGGGTGGTCATGCTCTATCCCCCTGCGTGAATTTGTCCCAGTTGATGGCGGGCGAGATTCCGAGGTCTGCAGCTGCGGCCTTGAAGCCGGCGATCATCTGATCCTTGGTGATCTCCTTGCGGACGTACTTGCCGAAAATTGGAGCCGCGGCCAGCCCAAAGGCGCGGTCGTCGGGGGACATCTCGAAGTCGTCTGCGGCCGGAAGTGCCTTCTGGGTGTCCTCGACCGCGGGCAGGTACTCGAGGATGTCAGCCGGCTTTGGCATGAACTTGCAGCGCAGGCACGCCGCATCGACGCCCTTGGCCATGCGGATGTCGGAGGCTCCCGAGCTCGACAGGACGTGCAGGTAGACGCGCAGCTGGTCCTCGTCCATCGGGACCGCGAACAGCAGTGCCGCCCTTGCCAGTGCTTGGCTAGTTTCCCTCATTGCCGCCTCCGTTCATTTCCTTGAGCACCGTAGCCAGGGCCGCCTTCGTTCTGGCCGCCCTTCCATCGATGCCGAATTGAGCGGCGGACTTCGGCCCGCCGGCGTGGGCGCGGTCGTGGTTCTTCGCCAGCCAGGTGACGATGGATCTGCGGATGCCCTTGCGGGTCTTGCGGTGGGTGGTCTCGACGGCACCCCAGTAGCCGGACATGGCGCGCAGTTCGTCCAAGACCCTGACGTTGCCGTAGAGGGACTGCCACGCGTCGATCTCGGGTTGGCCGATGGGTTCATCCCCCTCGCGAACCGGAATCGTCACAGGGGCATCCAGCAGCGGCGAGAGCGCATAGCTCTCGGTGCTACTCACCGTAGGTGAGAGAGGCATTCCACATTCCTCATTCAGCAAACAGCAATCAGCATTCAGCAATAAGCATTCAGCATTCAGAGCGTGCGACGTCGTAGAATCTCCGTGCTTGCACGTAGAATCTACGGGCTCGTCCAGTTTGTCGTTCTTGGGTTCGTCCCGGTGCGGGCGCTGGTGGTCGCTGAACTTGGTTATTTTGATGCACTTGATCCCGCTGGCGCCGAAATATCGCGTGATCAATTCTTTGTCGGTCAACTCGCGCAATCCGGTCTCGACGTCCACGACCTCGTCGGGGAACAGCTCGCGCTTGATCAGGCGAGGCCGGTCCTCAACAAGACCACGACGGTCCGACAGACACCAGAGTCCGATGAAAAGCAGCCGAGTTGAGAACGGGAGGTCGGACAGCGCCTCGTTCTTGAAGAACCCGGGCTTGATGTTCCTTGAGCGCACGATCACTCCCTCAGTAGTCGAACAACGAAGGAGCCGGCGCCGCCGCGACGACCGTCCGCCTGGGCTTCGGCGAGTCGATCCAGAACCGCATCGCCCCACACTTCGACCCTGGGATAACCTCGGAGTTGATAACTCCCGGGTTTAGCCGCACGAGCTCGCGCAGCCGCACGTCTGCCGAGTTGCGGCCAGTGGTCTGGATCAGGTCCAGATTGCGCCATTTGCCCGTCATCCTGACGTAGCGCGGGCGGTCGCTGTGGCCGGCCAGACACGCATAGACGTGCCGACAGCGGCCGGGGATAACCGGGGTATTCATCGGGGGATCCTTCCGACGATGGTGTAGATGGCCCAGATCAGGGCGGAGGCGATAATGAGGTTGGCGGCGACCAGGGCGACGAGCACCGTGAAGGCCCATGCTGCCTGCAGGCGGGTACGGAACATGCCGGGCGTTTCCACATCGACCTCCGTGTGATGATTCTCTCGGGGGCTGGCCAGGCGGTGGACCGTGGCAACAGTGCCGCCTGGTTTAGACCAGCCCCCAATCGTCAGACAAGCGTCAGGCCTCCGAGCCGTACCGCTGCACCCGCCGGTACAGCCGGCAGGCGCGGATGAACGCCACGAGCCGATCTAAGCGGCCTGCGCGCCTCGCACACGCATCGCGGACGACAACATGGCCTCCGACCCGCCACAGCTCCTGTGGCGCGCCACGGCCCACGTAGAGCGTCCCGATGTAACTTCCGCGTACAGGCTCCCTGTTCATGCCGCTTTCTCCTTCCGCTTCGCGACCAGAGTCATGGCGAGCGCCAGCTTTTCTTGGCCACCTTGATCGATGGCCGACCGAAGGAACTGGCGCTCGCCGGCGTCCAAGGTGTTCCAGATCATGGTGGCGTGGTTCCGCAGCTCGAGGAACGTCATGCCCGAGAACTCGACGGCCGAGATCCCGAGCATGGACAGCGAGTCCACCGGCCGCGGCTTGCCATCCATCGTCGCCACCAGTCCGGCCAGCGCACTGCCGACGGCCGTCATGTCCTGGCCTTCAGAGACGAAGTTCGGCGAGTGGGCAGCGACTCGCGCACCGCCGCCCACCGCGCCACGGGGAGCGGGCATGTCGCCCGGCACATCCGCCCCCCGCCCTTCAAAAGGGAGGTCTTCATCTTCCACGGCCACGGCCTCGACCGGCGCCGGCTTGGGTTTGGCCGGCGGCGGCGGAGCAGCCTTGGCCTTGGTCGCCACCGTCTTCGGCTTGGCTGCTGCTGCGGCTGCCCGCAGCTGCGACCCGTACCGCGCGGCCAGCTGCTTGACGGTGGCCGGGTCGGCTGTCTTGGGGCCGGGGGCGAAGTTCTCGGGGTTGAGCCACTGGACCTTGATCCGCGACTGCCCGTTGTACTCCTCGTTCGCCGCAGTGATCTGGCAGACGACGTCCGGCGGACCAGCCGACGTGTCAAGGTTCCCGTCCCAGCCGATGCTCTCGACCAGGTTGTTGACGGTGGTCGTGTTGACCTGCCCGTCCCGCTTGACGATGTAGTGGTAGCCGGTGATCTGGTGGTCTTCGTATTCCGACCAGTCCGCCCACTCGCCGGCGTCGAATTGCGCAAGGATGCGGTAGACGACCACCAGCGCCACCGACTGCGAGTTATCCGATCCGTTGATCCCCCACTGCATGGGCGTCGCCTTGAAGACGCCCTCACGGTCCAGCTGTCGCATTACTGATTTCCTCCCAGAAGGTGGGCCCAGATTTCGCCGTCGTTGGCGGAGTCAAACGCGAGCGCCAACGAAGCCCGGCGGCTCTTGGCGATGTGATCGGGCATCTCGGACGTGTAGATCGTGCGGGTGCCGCCGCCCTTGCCCTTGCCGTCGTCGCTGACCACGTCGTAGCCGACGAACAGAACATGGTCGGTCCACTCGACGACCCGGTTGCGGACGCTCGCCTTGCCGCTCTTGGGCGACTGCAGGCGGGGCTCGTAGCGGATGAAGTCTTCGCCGGACGGGTTCGGGACATCGGCGGTGCAGTCGTGGGCGATCAGAACAACGTGCCGGCCGCGGCGGACCTGCGAGTCGCAGTCAGCCAGGAACAGCAGGAACTTGTCGTAGACGTGGGACAGGCCCTTGCCGAACCCGTATCCCTCGATGCTGGTGACGCGGGCGCCCTTCTCGTGGGGCACGGTCGCCACCACGTTGGCCACGACCAGCTCCTCGAGCTTGGTGATGCTGTCGATGACGATGGTCGCGAACGAGTCCAGGGCCGGGGACTGCAGGCAGTCGCGGACGTCCTGAAAGTCCCTGAGCCCGCGGATGCGGGGGATGTCCAGATCGTTGGTCCCGCCCTCGACGTCCAGGAACACAGGGTTCGGGGCCAGCGCGCAGAGCGTGGACTTGCCGATCCCGCCCGGGCCGTAGACCAGCACCCGTTGCGGCGACTGGATCTTGCCGGTGATGATGTCGAAACGTGCAGGGTCAGTCGGCGCGGCATCGACTGGCGATGCTCCGTTGGCCTTTTTCGCCGGCGGCGGCGGCAGTTTGACGTTCATGGGGCCCCCCTTATTCCGACCCGGCGGGGGCGCCGAGCTCGGGGTTGATGTTGGTGGAGCGGATGTACCCGTCGGGCGTGCGGGTCTCCAGGTCGCGGAACATGCAGACGGGCAGGTAGTCGCAGGAGAACATGCCGTAGCAGGAGTTCGGGTTGCGGTACCACCGGTGCGACTTCTGGGCTTCGCGGATGGCTTGCTGCTGCTGCCAGATCTCAGCACGGCAGTCGTCCAGGTCCTGCTCAAGGCGGGCGACTTCGATGCGGGCGAAGTAGTGTTCGGGGCGGCTGGCGATGTCCGCGCGGACGCGCTCGCCGTAGGCCTCGGGCGTCTCGTCTTCGGCCCGCTGGTTGGCGTACAGCGTGCCATCCTTTTTGAACGTCCGGTTTTCGATTGGCGTGGCCTTGAGCGGACGCAGCTGCGGGCGCCTGGTCACGTCGTACAGCACGGTGTCGATGTTGTAGCCGAGTTCGCGGGCGGCGATGATGTAGATCGACAGCTGCATGTCCATGTGCAGGTTCTGCCAGTATTCGGCGCCCGGCGAGAAGTCGCGGCTGGTGGTCTTGTACTCCATGATGGCCAGCCGGCCCTCGACGATGCGGACGATGCGGTCGATCTTCCCGCAGAAGCGCCAGATCGGGGTCGGCTTGCCGGTGTCGGGGTTGACCAGGGGGATATCGAATTCGAGTTCCGCCGCCTGCGGGATGATCGACTTCTCGGCCTCGCCCTGGAAGACCATGTGTCCGTCGAACATGGCCAGCACCATCTCGCGCTCGAAGTCGTCTTCGAGCTGGTCGAGGATGACAGTGGTGGGCGCGCCCTTGTCGACCGCCTCAAGCAGTGCGTGGAATGCGCTGCCAACGCGGCGGGGCGCCTCGTCCTTGACCGGGGTCAGGCCGAGTTCGTACCGCAGGTAGTGCTTGCGGGGGCAGGTGCGGAAGCAGGACATCCGCGAGTGGGTGAGGATTTGTTGAGTCGTTTCCATTGCCACAGTCCTTTCGCGATGATTATGGGCGGCCGCAGGTAGGTCCGTCGCTGCTGCCGCCCATCTTCTTGACGGCCGCCCGCTGAGTTGCGAGCGTGGCAACGTCTTCCATGTCGTACATGATCCGCCCGTTGCGCTGCTTGTAGTACGGCAGCACGCGCGGGCGCCGGCACCTCCAAATGGCGAGGGTGATCGGGGACAGTCCGAGCTGGATTGCGGCATCCTTCGCGCTGATGAAAACCTTATCCAAGACATCCTCCGTGCGGTGGTCCAACTCGCTGCCAAGTGCGGGTAAGATATCGGTAGTGAACGGAGAGAGTCAAGATATATTTTAATATATTTTCGTGGCCCAACGGGCGCGGACTGCGGGAAGTAAATAATTGCAAATATATCTTGACGGGTGGGGGCTTGGTGCCGAATATGGGTGGGTGGTAGGGGATTGTTCCACGGGAAACAGGAGAAAAAAATGCTGAAGAATTTCGAC